GAGAGGCCAATACCACCATATAACTTCATCGTCATCTTCAATCGTTTGGCCAATGTTGTCATCAAAGGACTTGGCAATGAATATCCATGCTCGGGTATTTTTTGTTTGAGCATTGGATGATTTTCGTCATAGACTGGCAACGGATTGATTGTTTCTTCAATCGCAATTCCAGCACCAGTATCAATTGTTAATACATCACTCATTTTACTATCCTCGAAAAGTTTTTCTCTTTTGTAAATCGAATCACATTGGCAAACTTGTCTTGCAGTATGTCGCCTTTGTGCGAAATAACGAACAAATTTATACCTTCTAGCATATGTAGGATTTTCATAAGTTCTTCTGTGCCATTGGCATCTAATGAAGAATCAAATGTTTCATCAAGTATCAATAGATTGGTATTCGATGAGTTCTTTAACTTGGCAACTGCACGCCATGTCAACATCAATGCCATATCTATCCGTTGCTTCTCGCCTTCGGAGAAATTGTTGTAACTAAAATCATCACGATGCCGAGATTTAATTGTTTCTTTGAACGATTCGTCAAGATTGAAATTGACAAAGAAATCTAGGGACGCTAAATACTTGTTGACAAGTTTGTTAATGATTGGTAAATACTGTTTAACAATCTTCGTTTTAATACCAGTATCTTTCAACAATAAAGAGGCAACATCGTAATATGATTTTTCTTCAATTAGCTGTTTTAAGTTTGATTGCAGTATACTCAGAGAATCCTTTAGTTCTTTCAGGCGTTGTTCTTCTAAGTCTGTTACTACTTTTGAGTTTTTAAGTTCGTCAATCAATTTACGCAAGCGAGCAATCAATTTGTTTGTTTCGTTGATGGTTGTATTGGCAGTTGCAATTTCAACTTGTTTCTGATTGATAAGTTTTTGTTTATCATTAATCTCATTCAATTTATTCTGTTCAGCAAGAAGTTTCTTTTCTAATTCTGAGAGGCCGTGTTGGCACTCAGTAACTTTGATAGAAAGACTGCTAAGTTCTTCTTCTTTAAAAGAACTGGCAATGGCCTGCCGACAGGTTGGACAATCGTCATGCGATTGAAAGAAACTGATATCCTTTTGAAATTTGGATAAGTTGCTTTCAATTTGCGATTCAAGTTTTGTAATTTTCTTGACCTTAGCCTCTGTATCAATTTTACTCGCAACAACCAATTGGAGTTGTTCTGTCTCTGTGGTAAGGGTCGCAACATTGTTGAGTAAGAGGGATATGGTATTGCTATGACATGAAATTTCTGCATCATATTCTTTCACCTTATCTTCATTGTTCTGTTTCAAATCATCGATATGTTTTTTCTGCATATCGTATTTCTGTTGGGTGAGTTCAATCTGATGTTTCATATCAAACAAACTCTCTTTATTAATAGACAATCTTTCTTTGACAAGTGTATTCATTGTCGAAAAGATTTGAATGTCTAACAAGTCTTCGATGATAGCCCGTCTGTCGGCAGCAGACAATTGCATGAACGGCGTGAATGATGCAGAACCAAGCGTTACAATCTGTGTAAAAGATTTGTAATTGAGTTTGAGAATAAACTTCTCTAAGAATTCTTGATAGTCTCTTGTGGCTGCATCTTGATTGATGAGGTCGCCGTTTTGATAAATTTCAAACTTATTTGGTTTGATACCACGAACAATTTTGTATGACTTGTTATTGGTATCAAACTCTACTTCCACAATACAATCTTTTTGATTGATTGAGTTCAGTAGTTGTGGTTTGTTGATGTTGCGAAATGGCTTACCGAACAAACCAAAACACAACGCATCGAGCATTGTGCTTTTACCAGAACCGTTTTCACCAACAATGAGTGTGTTGGTATTGCCGTCCAGTTTGATTTCAGTAAAGAAGTTACCTGTTGAAAGCAAATTCTTCCAACGAACATTACGAAATAGAATCATTCAGCAATTTCTGTATTAAGAGCCTCGATGTATAATTCACGCATTAGTAATTTAAGTTTTTCTGATTCAACATCGAGCGCAAGATTGTCTATGTGCTTAGAGAGAATTGTCATTGTATCTTCTGCCTGGTCAATGATATCACTATCATCATCAATAAGTGTATCACTAAAATCTTCTACAATCGATAAATCAGCAACACCTACTTTATATAGGCTGTCGATGACGGTATCAAACAAATAAGGATTTTGTTTGTTCATCACAATCACTTTGACATAAGAATCTTTGAGTGATTCAAAGTCATAATTCTTCCAATGCTCAAAATCAGTTTGCCCATCATCGTATGTCAACTTATGAAACATCGCAAAAGGATTCTTTACGAATGTCATTTCTCTTGTGTTGGTATCAAAGATGTGAAAACCTTTTGGATCATTGTAGTCAGACCAGGTCATTTCATACGGTGTGCCAACATAGGTAATGTTATCATCAGTAGACTTATGGTGAAAGTGGCCAGACAATACAACATCATACTTTTTAAGTAGTGCTTTGTCAAGACCATGGTCACAAACATTACCTTTATCCATTTCAAAACCAGTAATTTCAAAATGGCCGAAACAAATCTGTGCCTTTGATTGTTTCATTTCATTGAAGATTTCTTGTTCATTGTCATCACAAATCCATGGCACAACATCAATTAAAACACCATCAAACTCTGCTGTCTCAAATGAATCATAGTATTCAATGTTTTCATATTCATTCAACAATAGACCAGTTGAATTTATCTCTAGTGTATTTTTGAAAGCAATATCGTGATTACCAAGAAGTGTGTGAACTTTGATATCAAGAATTTGGCATCGGTCAAAAAAGTATTGCCGACAAAGATGTAGTGTATTGAAGTTGATAAATTTTCTTCGGTCAAACAAATCACCCATCTGAAAAATTACTTCAATGTTATTTGCTTTAAGATAAGGAAAAAATACTTCATCATAAAACTTTTCAAAGTATTTGTGGAAGTCCAACGAATCCCCACGGGCACCAAAATGGGTATCTCCAAGTATACAAATTTTCATGCTATCTGTTTTTTGAATCCTTCAATTTCGTCTTTAAGTTTAAGTTTTTTCTTTTTGAGAATTGATATGACGGCACAATTACCATAATTTGTTTCTTCTTTTATGATTTCTTTGTCTAACTTATTGTGCTGTTCTTCTAAGTGTTTAATGTGATGTTCAATTTTTACCTTGTCCATTATATCTCCTATTGTGTCACAAGTCAAGCAGAATCAGGCAATTATTCATCTATAAATTTTTCTAGGCCTTTTATCTTTGCCTCTTTTTTCTTTCGTTTACTTTCCTCAAAGTTATGAATGAATTCAGAAATATTATCATACAATTGAAATTGTCTCATGTTGCCATCAGAGTCTTCAAACATTTCGAATTCATCAAGTATGCCAAACTGTTCTGTTGCCTTATACTTCACATAGAGTTGTTTTTTCTCTTTAACAATTCTTCGCAAGAAAGCATAGTAAATGATTTGTGTGAAGTATGCAAATGGATTTTTGGACTTATCCGGATCGAAATTGCGAAAATACATAAGGCAATTTTCAATACCATCGGCAATCATCTCGTCACGAAACGAATACGAAATGAAGTTAGGTTTGCGAGATAGATGTTCCGCAATCTTTAGAAAGCATTCACCAATGTAATTTGGTATTGATGGCTCTGGTTTGTTTGATTTTTTGGCTTCATCACACACTCTTTTGTATTCAATAAGTGCAGCCAAGAAATCGGCGTTATTCACATAATGTTTTGTTTTCTTATCACTCATAATTGCCTTCTTTTTTGTTGACTTAGTGCTTGACAGATGTTATAGTCTGGGTGTTCCCGTTAGATGTTAATAGCAGCTGCTTAGATATTACCATACTTTGTATTCTTAACCATTGTGTAACCTTTAATCAGTTCTTTTACTCCATCATTCAATGTATATTTAGGAGTAAAACCAACACTCTCTATCTTCTCATTAGACACAATGTAGTTTCTTTGGTCTTTATCTTTCCCAATAGATGCTTCAATGATTTCAAATCTTGGTACATGGTCTTTAATGATTTCACACAATTCTTTCTTAGAGACATTGGCAGAAGAAAGACCAACATTGTAGATGTTACCTTTCATAATAATATGATTACGAATAGCCAATAGAAATGCCTGAACAACATCCATCACATGAATGTAGTTTCTCTTAAAGTGTGATTCAAACAACACAACAAAGCCATCATTCACAGCACGATATGTCATATCATTTACCAACAAATCAATTCTCATTCTTGGTGACATGCCAAATACAGTTGCAAGTCTGAAACTAATTGCATTAGGATGTTGCATCAATCTTTTTTCTACTTCTACTTTATCTATGGCATATCTAGAAATAGGATTCAATGGTGATTCTTCGGTACAATAATCACCAGTACCATATGCACTATTTGTTGTAGGCATTAATACAAGTTGATTGTCACTTAACTTTTCAATCATCATAAAAATGGCATCTTTGTTTGTAGTAGTTGCACCGATTGGGTCTTTATCACACAATGGTGCACCAACATAAGCTGCCAAAGGAATAATAACATCCGCTTGATTCATTAGAGGGAAGATATCTGCACCAATACGAATGTCGCCTCTATACACTCTAAAGTTTGAATGATTACATAGATGATTGAGTGATGTTTGTTGATACATAAAATTATCTAAAACGGTTACATTGTGACCATCTTTAAGAAGTTCTGGCACCAACATTGAGCCAATGTAACCTGCACCACCCGTAACTAAAATATTTGCCATTTATACTCCATTCAATATATTTGTGATTGCATCTACTTCTTCAATTGTCATTGCAGGAAAATTACCAATATAAAATCCATAGAAGTGAACATGTTCTGTGTTAGGAAAGTTTTTATAGTATTCTTTAGGCAGAATATTTTGCAGATATGGCTGTCTCAATTGATTACCACCGCCTGCACTACCTCGTCTAAATTCAATACCTTCTTCTCTCATTCTTTGCATCAGTCTTTCTGTAAACTCTTTGTCTTTTTCTTTGACAATCAAATTGAAGGCATAGTTGCTTGCCCCAACTAATTTGAAACCCACGAAGTATTTGTTTTGGTCTAATCTACTTAAAAATCTTTCGTGATTTCTATTTCGGAGTATAACATTTTGGTCTAGATTTGGCAACTGGTTGAGACCAAGTATACCGCCAAGTTCATTATTACGCATGTTATATGCTGCATGAGCAAAGATGAAATCAGAATTGAGTTCTGAATTTTGTTCTTTATAGTTTGCCTTCATTGTTTCATTGTCACATTCTCTTACCATGCCATGTGACCTTAGCATACGAATTGTATTGTAAATCTTTTCATCATTGGTACACACCATGCCACCTTCAATTGTAGTCATGTGGTGTGCATAGTAGAATGAGAAATTTGACATGAGTCCAAAACTACCACATAATTGTCGATTATGGGTTGCACCATGTGATTCACAAACATCTTCAATCAAATGAATCTTTCTTCTTTCTAATTCAACTATCAATTCATCTGTGAGCGCATTGAAGCCTTGTATATGTGAAAGAAATACGGCACGGGTATTTGGTGTAATTGCATTCAAAATGGCATCAATATTCATACCAAGTGTATCTAAATTAATGTCAACAAACACAGGAGTAAAACCTGTTTGCAATACCGATGCAATGTCAGATACCCATGTCAGAGGTGGCACAATAATTTGACCACCTTCAGGATACATTATCTTTAACATTGTTATTGACAGAAGGTTGGCAGATGCACCAGAGTTTACAAAAACGGAATACTTTACACCTAACCAATCAGACCAGGCCTGTTCAAACTCTCGGCACTTAGGCCCATTTGTTAAAATAGGATCATCTTGTTTCAGATGTTCAATCATGGCATCTAAATCTTGCCGTGTAATATTATTTCTCATCAAAGGATATTTCATTTTAACCTCATGTATTCAAAACTAATTGAGAACCTTCTGTATCAAATCTAAAAGGTACCCATACTTTAATTGATTTCATTTCTTCTCTAAATTTTTCTTGGTATTCAGATGGCACTAAGAACATAAAGAACCCACCGCCACCAGCACCCATCAATTTACCACCAAACGCACCTGCTTTAATTGATTGTTCATATATGTCATCAATCCATTTCTCAGTTACACCTTCTGCTAGTTTTCTTTTTAATCTCCAACCAAGATTTAAGAAATTACCTATTGTAATAATTTCTTCTTGTTTGACAAGCATTTCTAAGGCTTCTTCTGTTAATTTTGCCGTGAGTTGTAATTGATTGTGATTAATGCCTTGTTTGATGTTTTCTACTTTTTTCTTTGACTGCACTTCGGCATGACGAGACACACCAGAGAAACCAAGCATGATGTGTGATTCTAATTCTTTCATATAGTCATTTGAAATTTTTAGTGTATTGGATGTCCATGAATACATCCCTGAGCCTGGCCCCATACGAATGACTTGTATGCCACCTTTTGCAGCAATGATTTGGTCTTGTATGCCAACATTTTCACCAATGATGCTTTGTTCAACATGAATTGCTTGTCTTGCCAATTCATCTTTTGTTATTGTATTGCCACGCATTGTATAGAGTGCATGTAATAGACCAACAGTAAAAGAAGATGAAGAACCAATACCAGACCTTGCAGGCAAATCACCATCGTGTGTCACAGAGATATCTTTCATATCAAGATACTGTAAACATGCTCGTGCTGATGGATGATTAATGTCATCTACTGATTGAACACTCTCTATCTGTGAATAGATAATTCGTGATTTGTAATCGAAGAATGGTGGTAATTTTTTTACTGTCAAATAACAATAGTTTGCCATTGCAGCTGATATACAGATACTTGGGTTATCATTGAACCACGCTGGATAATCCGTACCGCCTCCAAACAACGACAATCTATAAGGTGTTTTTGTGATAATCATTTTTCGCTATAAAAATCTCCATATTCAACCAACACAGTAGCTTTGCCATCTTTTCTTTCATAAGCTTTTGTATAAGCAGGCACAATATCTTCTGGTTCTTCTAATTTAATTATGTCAATATTTGGACACAATATTTTAAATGCATCAGTATAATCACCAATATGTTGATGTTGTGGATGCAAAGGTCTTTCAGATCCAATACTTGTGCGTATAATCATTCTTGGTTTATAATCTGACATTAGAGTTATTTTATCAACATGGTTGACAAGTTGATTTGTTGCACATATTAAAAAATTCCATCTTGGATAAATGCTAACCGGAATAAAACCTGCAAGTGCAAGACCTAAAGACATACCCATTTGTGTATCTTCAAAAACAGGCAATTCATATAATTGGTCTTTTGAAATGTCTTTTAGTGTATTTGACATTGCAGTGCCAGGATACTCAACTGCTTGGCCAATAAACATTACTCTTGGATCTTTTGATAACATCTCCATCGCTGTTTTAAGTTCTTCAAAATATTTCAAAATTGTACCCTCATTCCTGCACCAGCATGTGGATATTTTGTTTCATATTCGTAGTAATAAACATAATCATTATTTAAATTTTTATAGGAAGAATTATCTATACTCCATGTTTCATTTGTGTTCGTACAAACGGATTTGCCATTGTCTTCGACAATAAATTTAATAGGTAATTTGTGATTCATACTATATTTTAAATTTTCTGAAAATATACCTGCTTCAGCTGTCATATCACCAACGAAACAATAAACTTTAGTATCAATATTTTTTCGTTTCATTGCCATAGCAGCACCAACTGCAATTGGTATATTACCACCAACAATCGCTGAAGAATATATGTTATACTTAGGATAACATAAAGAAATGGATTTACCTTCTAGTATATCTTTTTCTAATTCGACAGGTGGAACACCTTTAAGTAAACATTGATAATGTGAACGCCAAGAACAAAATACCCAATCTTTAGAACGAATGTTTTTAAATATATCAATCAATTCTTTTTCATTACCATAGTATAAATGAATTGGTGCTCGAATTTTAGCCTTATTGAAATGATCGGCCATTTTTTCTTCGAATGATATGAGTTCTTCTTTAGTCACCTAATATTTTCCTTTTCAAACGAATCTTTGACATTTCTTCTACATTTTGTCTTGATTGTATTCCAAATTTATTTTCTACCAAATCTAAAAACGGTTTGTGTGAAAAGTAAGTATGCCATGCATCATCACGAAACTTCAATACTTCAGCACCAGATAGCGATTTAGTTCTTAATGGTTTACAATCATATGATAAGAAAGCAAACTCATCAAAAGTTTGTGGCAATTCCCAATTATTATTTTTGGCTTCCATATACAATGGACTACCAGGTAATGCCATTGCTGCATAGAAGTTTGCGTGTTCACAGTTTAACTCTAAAGCTAAATCTAAAGTTTCTTGCATTGTTTCTCTAGTATCTTCTGGAAATCCAAACATATAATTACCAAGAACATTAATATCGGCATCTTTAATTTGTTTTACCACTTCACGAATATTTACTTGTTTGAATCTACCTTTGTCAATTTCTAAACGAACCTGTTGATTACCTGATTCAATGCCAAGTGCCAACCAATTTACACCTGCATCTTTAAATAGTTTTAATTGATCTTCACGAACAGAATCTACTCTAGCATAAGCCCAAAAGTTAAACTTCATGCCACGATCCACAATACCTTGCAATATTGGTTGATAATATTTTTTGTTTAGAAAAAACATCTCGTCTGTAAGACGAATTGTTCTAACACCATTCTCATACAAGTATTCCAATTCTTTCAATATTAATTTTGGAGACCAAAATCTCATACCACGACTATCAGAAGATACAATGCCTTCGTCATATGATGTTCTGTTTACAATGTTAATCATACAGAAGTTGCAACCAAATTGGCAACCTAATGATGTATAAATTGCCGCAAATGGTGTACGACCTTTCTCTAAAAAGTTAGTATGCCAATAATGAGCCCGATAATTGTCTAATAAATTTTTATCTTTAGGTAATAAATCCCAAGCATAACCAGGCATTACAACATCCATATCATCGGTCTTTACTATGCATCCGCCTGTTGTTGGTCTTGGAAGTCCATGTTTTTTATACCACATGCCACGAACATTATCTAAATCATTTTCTAAATCTGTTTCTAATAAATCCAAAAGACCGTAAACGCCCTCATTAATAAAAGCAAAATCAACATATTTGTATTGAATTACTTCATGTGGTAATGCTGATGTATGTGACCCAATAAATGCAGTCTTTAAATTTGGATGTGATAGTTTTAGTTGAGTGACTAGAGATTTGGCACCAATCATCATTGTGGTGCCTGAATTTGGATTTTGTCCGTAGAGAACAAATACTACTAGTTTTGGCTTTGATGATGCAATTTGTTCTGCCGCATTTTCGTCAGTTGCAGGACAAGCATCAAAGTCCAATATACATGGTTCATGGCCTTTAACACGCACAGCAGAAGCCAACAATGCTGCCCATGTGGGCATTTCAATTGCCGAATATGTTTTTGCTAAATCTTGATATGCTTTAGATGCACTACTTGGCACCACGAAACACACATTTGACATAATGACCTCACGATAATAAAATATTTAGTGTAACTTATTCTTCTTCTTTTCTTTTAGCAGTTCAAACAATGCTTCTGGATCAATTTCTTCTTTCATATCCTCATCTTCATCATCATCTTCTTCCCCAAAGATGTTAGTAGAGTTTTCCATTCTCTCTTGGGCAGAGATTACAATTTGCCCGTAATAATTAATTAAATCATCTTTTGGTTCAATGACTGTAAGAATGTCTGAATCATAGATGATTGCTGAATTATCTTTAATCAGTTCAATTGGTAACCATGGCATCATCATCATTACAGTTTGACCAGTAGGCACTCTTTTGAAAATGATATGCATTGGATTTTCTAAAAGAACGGTACCTTGCTCTGTATCTTCAATGCAGTCTGCCATGATATCTTCACCACTTTGTAATCGGACAATTTTAATATTTGTATTAGTTGTTGCTTGCATTCTTTAGCTCTATGTTGTAAAATTTATACTTGAACTTTTCTTCATCGTATATTCTACACCTTTCAATAAAATGTTTCAAGGTGTAATTGGCAAATTTGCCTGTTCTAAAGTCATCTGCAATGTCAAACAATGTTGCTTCTTCTTTGTTTTCACCAAGTCTCAAACCACGACCTATCGATTGAAGGTTGCGTATTCTGGACTTGGATGGTGAAGCGAATACGATATTATGGAGATTACGGATGTTGACGCCAGTAGAAAAAGTACCATAAGAAGCAACAATGATTGCATCTTTTTCTTTTTCAGTAATTGCTCTAACAGATTCCCTAACTTCAACATCTGTGCCGCCAAATACAAAGAAGACATGTCGATTGCCTGCTTTATCTTGTATAATTGAGTGTAAATCTTTTCCATGTTTTTCCACAAATTGAAATAGTATAAGTGTGTTACCAGTTAAAGAAAGAACAAGGTTGCGAATAAATTCATTTCGTGCCTTATTCTGAACAATGAAGTCTATCTCTGTATTGTAGTCCCAATCTCTTGCTTGTTTACATAGTTCTTCGGGATACTTCAATACAAGACATTTAATTTTGAAACTCGCAAGTTGACCTTTATCAATCAACTCGAATGTTGTTGTTGCCTTGTAAACTGGCCCAAACAATCCTTCTAATACAAGTCGATGTGTTTGTGTGCCATCTAATGTACCTGTGGTGCCAATTCTGTATTTAGAGTTGACACAGCCAGAGAGAATAGTTGTTAATGATTTTGCTTTGAACTGGTGTGCTTCATCGCCCATCACAAAATCAAACTGTTCGAAGTAGTCAGCTTCGTTTTTATAGATTGACTGCCATGTTGTAATTGTAAGAAATTTGTTTGTATGTTTTTCTTTACCAGAGTATTGACGATGACAGTATTCTTCTGAATCGTAACCATAAGAATCAAAATCTGAAAACATTTGTTCTACCAATGATGTAGTGGGAACAATTAACAATCCTCTTTCATATCCTGCCTCTTGTAACCATCTTACGATAAGATAGATAATAAGTGATTTACCTGATGCGGTAGGAGAAAGCAATAACATTCTTTTGTTTCTTACTGCACTTACAAAAGATTTAATTTGATAGTCTCTTGGTTCAAATGGCAAACCAAGTGTGCGAATAAAGTCTACTGCCTCAACTAATGAGAAATTTTCTGTAGTTGAAATCTCATTGGCAATTTCAATCGTGTAGTCTCTCTCCTTACAAAACTTAATGATATAATGAACAAGACCGTGATAGATGGTAAATGTTCTAAGGTCAAATAGTCTTATGCGGCCATCCCATACACGGCTCTTATATGCCGGTGTGAATTGATAACCGGGAACGAAAAAACAAAAATAGTCCGATAGCTCTTGTGCAACACTTTTATCACACTCTACCTGAATATGTGCTTCATTCTTTTTATGTAAAATTAAATCAGACACCTTGTATAAATTTTTCCCAGCTGATGTAGTCTCTTAATTGAAATGTGCGAGAGTTAAGTTCTTTGAGAATTGCGGTACATATATCCACAATTTCATCGTGCATTACTTTTTGTGCAGAGTATTTGTTTAAGTCTTCATCACTCTCTAAGTATGTAGTGATATCGGATTTCAATACAAACGGAAATGGTTCCCATCCATATTTCTTCAGTTCATCATCATCTAATTTGCCAGTGTAGTATTCCCATTTCAACTTCTTCATCTTATTAAATTTGAATTCTGCTTGTTTTGACAACAGACGATGTTGTGATAGAATGTTCAAATACTTACTGTGCATCTTAGGAATGTCGAGCAAAGCCTTGCCTGGTTCTGTTCTATCGATAACAGAATCCTTGCGCCATTCTTCTAACAGTTCTTCTAATTGTTTCATAATATATCACCTCCGTATAGGAGTATACTTCAAAAGGAAATGTTTGTCAAGCTTTCTTAGAACATTTTTTCGATATCATAGTAACTGTACCGAAATGTGGCATCGGCAGTTAAAATGTTATCTGGTGCATCTTGCGTATTCATTATGAATGTTGACAATGTGGTAGGAAATACATCGTGGAATTTGAATCGGTATAGTGGTGTGTTTGATGATGAAAAAATACTTACCGCAGCATCAGAGAATTGAGGAAACTTTTCTCTTTTTAAATCGTTAGCAGCTGAATTATATTTGTTTAATCTAGGCAACTGACGATACTCGGCAAACTCTACAGGAAAAGTCATTGCACGAATCCAATCATGTATTTCTTTCCATGCAGTTAAGTCTTCATCAATCAAAAAAGTGACATTCAACAAATCGTAAATTGGTTTTTCACCTGGCGAGTAAATATCAACGAATGGGTTTGTAATGACTGCTTCAGATAAAGAGATGCCTGGTATCGTAACATTCTGACAAAAGTATTGCACATTTGGCACACGACCAAAGTTCAATGTGAATCGATTACCAATTAATGGATTAGGATTTGATGGGTTTCTTGTAAGTGCTGTCATACTAATATTTATGTATAAAAAAAGAGGCATCCGAAGATGCCTCTTTGAAGTAGTCCCTTTTTATAATAGTTCTTATAGGACTTTTCTAATTACATCAGGTTCTTAACAACAAAGCCACGATAGTAGTTGTTGGACTGAGCAGTCAGAGCACCCAGACCAGCAGCTGTACCTTCGGCAAACGGGTTGGCAACAAGACCGTATCGTGTCTTGAAACCAATCTTCGGTTGGAAGGTACCGGTGTCAACTGCACGAACCATTTGCAATGGAACATACGGGCAGTAGAAGATACCAGCATCATAGGCATTCGAACCTTTGTAACCAACAACAGCAAACTCATTTGTAGAGCCAGCCGGGAAGTATGGATCGATGTAAACTTTGATGCGACCGAACAGAGTACCAGCAAAAGTATTGCCAGTGTCATCAACTGTCAGATTAACTTGACCTTGCAGAGCAGAGTTGTAGTCAAGAATGCCAGCCATGGCAAGAGCAGAAGCAACATCAGACGAGCAAATCATAATGTTACCTTTACCTCTACGAGTCGTTTTGGCGATAGTATTCGCTTCACGCTCAATCTGGAAGGCAAGACCTTTAACTTTTTCAACCATCCAGCGACCATTGGAGTCGGTGTCAAGGTCAAAAGTACCACGGGTCGTTGTACCGACTTGGGCACCCAGTTTGGCAACACCGTAGATGGTACGAATAACTTCACGATTGATTTCAGCAAGAATTTCAGTAGACAGAATGTTAGCGAGTTCTGTCTCAGCATCCAGACCATGAACAGCCTTCAGGTCTTGTGCGAGTTCCATTGAGTATTCGGCTTTCAGAGCACGGGACTTGGCAGTAACCGTGACTTTCTCAATCGAGAACGCCATCTCTTGGAAGGTATTACCAGCAGCACCATCACCAAGGGCTTCAGCAGAACTGGTCGACATACCTGAAACAGCGAAAGCGTTCGAAGTAAAGGTCTCGGTCGTGTTAGCAGCAAGAGACAGACTGGTAATTTGTGCCAATTGAGCAGCAGTAATGGCAGCATTTGCACCAGAGAAGAAGGTATTGGCTTCGTTGTAGAATGCCTCAGTACCCGTTTGCGAGCTGAAACGGGAACGCATTGCAAAGATAAGACCGGTTGGGCCTGTCATTGGTTGCACACCACAAACATCATAAGCAATGAGGTTTGGCAGTGAACGGCGAACCAAAGAAATCAAGATTGGGTCGAAGTTAGCAACACCAGCACCAGTAGAGTTTGCTGGACTACCTTCGTTAAGAATATCGGTTGCCTTCTGCATTTCTTGAGCTTGATTCTCAAGAATAACAGCCGTAACGGCCTTACGATACGGGTCTTTAATTGGTTCGAGGTCTGGATGATCCAGAACGCCGCCCCATTTAGTTTGTAGTGATTCAGACAAATACATTTAAGTGTCTCCTTTTATTTACTTAAAATTTTGTTTTAGAAATTGCTTTAGAGACAAGAGCAACAAATGGATCATTAATCACTTTTTGTTCAGTTGCCTCTTCAACTTGTTCGTGTAGTTGTGTTTCTTCTGCCTTTTTAATGCCAGAAGGGAAGTAGTTCTCACGGATTGTCTCTAGCTTTTCTTGGTATTCTTCCTCTGTGGAGAACTCAACACCCTCTGCGAGTGATTTGATTTTTTCAGCCTGAGTAGTCGTAAGACCTTCGCAAACTTCACGGGTAACTTCATTCTTGCGGGACTCTACAAGAGCCTTGGCATAAGAAATGCCACGCTCAATTTCTTCGTTGAGTTTGCTTTCCAATTCTTCAACTTTTGTAGCAAGTTCGTCAACGAGGTCAACTTTTTCTGTTGGAACATCAATGTAGTGTTCAGCAAACAGATTACGCAGACCAGCAATGAATTCTTCGGTAAGTTCGGCACGAAGACCGGACTCAATAGCAATTTCGTTATCAGCAAGCCATTGTTCAACAACATAGTTGAGATAGTCATCAACTTTGGTTGTCAAATCAGACTTAATTTGGTCAACTGCCTCTTCAAGCATCGAAGCATATTTTGTTTCGATTTCTTCTTCAATTTGTGTTACTCGGTCAAAAACACGAGCTTCAAAAATTGTGGCAGCTTTTTCTTTGAATTCTTCAGAGATGGTAGAATCATCAGAGAAAAGAGAATCAATATCTTCTTTCATTTTCTTTTTCATCTCTTTTTTATCTTCTTCATCTTCTTCATCTTCTTCTTTGTCATGTTTTTCTTCTTTATTCAAATGAAGTTGAGTGTCGGCAGAAGCCTTAGAAGGTTTCATTTTGACAGAAGCAGCGTTTGATGCAGCAGCACCATCACGAACACCTTTAGAGGTATCCATCTTAGCCGAATCATCATCCGGTTTGTAGTTTTCTGGTGTAGGACCACCAACATCATCAATGGTCGTAGCCATTTTATGCATTGGTTCGCTCGGGGCATTTTTCTTACTTTGAGAAAGAATGTCTGCCGCAGCTTCCATGAGTTTATTTGTTGCCATTAGGAATCTCCTTATGATTTCTTATTTATAAAATTAAAGTTTTCTGAGGTAATTTTCAAATAGTTTAAGAGCAGTTTCTTCGATTTGACCCTTAGAAGCCCTCTGAATTGTTTTCTTAAAATGGGTATGGTCAGCTTCAATAAACTTGCCGTCAACCAGCATCCATTCTTTGTTTTCCATAATTCCTTGAACGAAAGCCCCAGGCGCTGATGGGTCAGCAACAATGTCGGCAGCAGTAGCAAGTTTCAGGTCATCTTGAACAAGATTGTAACCTTCTTTTGTTTGAACTAGAGAACCTAAGGCTCTAGATGAAACACCAACTTGAATGTCGTTGTTGATAAAATTCTCAACAATCTGACCATATGGTGTTCCAAGAATGAGTGCTTTACCATAAAAAGTATTGCCGTCTTCTGAGAGGGATACAATCTTGTGCGACACACGCTCGAGGTTAATTGATGGCGTATCTGGATGACCTAATTCACCCAATGCACGATTTGTATTGATGAATTCTTCTGTATATCTTTTGACTTCTCTACGCAGAGTGTCCATTTTATACATGCGATTGTTCTTATTGACTGTTTCGCCAACAAGAAATGTTCCTTCAATGTAAAGTTTTTTATTGCCGTCTTCTGAAGCTTCAGTAAGATACTTTACATTATCGATTGTTTCTGTAATTAACTTCATTTTACATTCCTGTAAGTGCTGGGCTGTAAGTAGCCGATTTTGCCAATTGCATCACTAAAGTTCCTGCTGTTCCTGTATGCTCAATGAAAAGATTTGCCGTTGCGTTGTTTGCAAATGTAATGTCATATTCATAAAGAACAAGATTGATTGGCGTTGAAATTTCCATAATTAATGTTCCACTTGCAGGTGCCGCACCGCCTGTGGTACTTGTTCCTCTATAAATTCTGTAAATGCCATTTGTTGAAGCAGACACTTGAGCAATAGCAGCAGAAGTTACTGTTTCTTCTGTTGTATTGGCAGAAAGATTTACCAAATTAATTTGTGTGTTACCAGCCGGACCAGTAACACGAATTGTAGATTTTGCTCTAATTGCATTTATAATTTCGAATGGCATTTTATCTTAGTCCCATTGAGGTGCGCCTTCTCATTGATAGTTTTCTTTTCAATAGAGAACGGCGAAGTTTTGCTCTTCTAGTTGTTTTCCATGACCGTTTCAATAAACGGGCTTTTCTTAATCTCTGTGCCGCAGGTATTCTTCTTACAGTATTGCCTACGATACGATAACCTTTAATGCCTGACCGTCTGCGATTCTTTTGAACAACAATACGACCTTTTGCATTGCGCCTAATTCTACGGCGCACTCTTGTAATTCTTCCCATCTTAATGAGATTAGGATTTCTTTTCTCATCAAGTTGTTCTTCTACTTCTTCAAACATGTCTGCCTCGACATAACGCTTTGCTTCTGCAAGTCGTTTGGCAGTAATTTCATCTAAACGAGCTTTTAATGCTTCTCTTGCTTCGTTTAGTTTACCTTCTAAAATAAAATCTATAAATTTCATTTGACTTTACTGAAAGCAAAAGATGCTACTTTCGCAAAGTGTTCTGGTGATTTATGCACCATGTCAGCCAACTTCTTTTTGTTCTCATCATTTACTGCTTTATGAACTTGTGTAATTGCAGATGCTGTGTAGTGGTCAACTTTTTTTGTTTGACCATTGGCAAATTTAACTGTGCTTGTTTGTTTACCATCAACAATTTTATGCAATTGATCCATTACTGCTTCTTCAATCTGTGTTTCTTCTGCTTGTAAAGGAGAATCAATTCCTTTACCATAAGGTATCGTAAAATATTTGTCTAACTTCTGATTATAATAAAGAGCAACTTTTGTTTTGTTTGGATACATACGAATTGCTTTTCGTTTCAACATCAAAACAAAAGGCGGATCATCAGGTATATCATCTGTTGCTTCTTCAATCTCAAATTCTTCTTTGACTTCATCACCAACTTTAATACGATGCGCTCTTACTTTACGACCAGAAGGACCAATTTTGTAATCGGCAGTATCTACTATTGCCTCATCTAACTCTACATCTTCACGAACAGCACGGCGAGTTTGTTGAAAGATTTGTTTGTTGTTTGAAATTAAATCAACCATCTTATTAAAAAGATTTTGAAGAATCATTCTGTCGGCATTATTGAATACCGGTCTATCTTCTTTCATCTTTTCTAAAATACGATGAATTCTTTGTAACTGTGCCTTATTCGCAAGACCAGCTCGAACAAGCATATCAAACTTGGAATAGTCTGACTTTTCTTCTTCTGTTAGAATCCTAAATTCTTGTATCGATTTCATTTTAATCTATAATTTTTTCAATCATTAACTGAAGGTTTGAATGCTGGTTCGCCTCTACTAATTCTCGCATATCTCTTTTCTGCTTTTTCAGATGATTTCATTGTTGTTGCTAATCTTTTATCATCTGGATGGTGTTTCAATGTTGCTCTATCTAATCCAGCAGAATATCCTTGACTTTTTGCTCTCTCGCCAGCTTGTTTTTGTCCTTGACCTGGAATGAATTTTCGTGCTAATCTACTCAGTGTTGATGCGCCCGATGGTTTTTGAACTGCTGCTACATGATGACCGTCTGTTCTTTTTTTCACCATGTCATCTTTGCTGCCTCTATCAACTTCTCTTCCAGATGAAGAATGGATAAGTGCATAGCTTGTTGCTTCATCAAGTTCTTCTAATTGTTCAAGGTAAAGTTCTTGGTCTTCTTCTGAAAGAGCATCAAATTCTTCTTGTGTTAGAAGTTCATCTTCCATTGGTGTATCAGCAGTATCCTGCACTTCAATTTCTTCACCGTTGTTGTAAAGAGACTGAGCAATTTCAATCTTCTTTACTTCTAGTGATTCAAATGCACGGGAAGAAAGAAGGTCGTTAATTAAATCTTTTGCTTCATTAGCATTGCCAGAAGCAACTTTGTCAATAAATGTTTTTGCGTCCATGGTGGATTCCTTTTGAAATTTGTTTTATCGCCTATTTAGTAGAGAAGAATACCGTTCTACTTCTGCATCAAGCATCGGCGTCATTGAATCTGATGCACCATTTTCCTGTGTGTTATCTTCAGGAGGGTAATCTTCTGCTGTCACATTGG